GTCGTAACTCTTGAAATCGGCCTGTTGGAAGGACTGGTAGATCTTCCTCCAATCTTCCGCTACTAGTAATCTGTTCTGTCTATCTGTTGTGGCCATACTGTTTGTATGGATATTTATGTATTAGATTAAGTGCGTGTATTAAGATAGACGTAGCAACGAATTTTCATCGAAGTTGAATCTTAATTTTTCCGTGATGTTCAGTGGAACATAGGTTATAGTGGCCTGTATTGCTATGCCCTTGTCCGCTTCCGTTACCAAGATCTCTTCAGTTGATATCCTAGGATCTGCGTTTAGGTTGGCTGTGATGTCCTCCACTATGGCGTCTTTGAGTGCTTCCGTGAACGGTTCGAATATGGCGTCATATATTATGGTGCCGAACTCCGGGTTCTCCACCCTCTCGCCCTTACGTATGCTCAGCCTGTTGATCAGGTCCTGCTTGGCCACCTCGAAGTCGTACAGTTTGAAGTTCTGCCGGTCCGCACGTGAGCTGAAACCCTTGAAGGTCACCGTCTTGTTTGATAAATCTCCTGATCCTGAATCTCCGTATGCCATCCTAATTTAATCTCCTAAATTCAACATCCACCTTGCTGTAATCTACCATGTAGTATCCCGTGTCTGTCATTGCCCTTGCCCATGGAACTTCCTGTGCCATCACGCCCTCGTATGTGCCTGACATGTGTATGTATTTAAACTCGTAGATGTTGATTCCCTGTGGCGATCTTGAAATTAATTTTATATCTTTTTTTAACCTGGCATCACTGAATTTGAATCCTGAGAAGAAACTCTTGACCGCCCCGCCTATGTTTCCTATCTTGCCTGATAAGTTGCCACCCACGTTCTGTAAGAAAGTTTGGCCACCCCTCGCGGCGTCCCTGGCGTTGAACAGTCCCGCCTTGCTCGCCAGGCTCTTGATCTGGTTCATGCCCACTATCTGGCCACCCACCACACTGGTGTAGGTCTGGGTTATGCTGTTGAGATTGGCTATGGTTCCGTCTATGTTCCCAGACGACAGATTCTTGGTCAGTCCCTGCACGGAATTAAGACTGCTGTTCAGCAGGTCTATGTTGCCACTTATTCCCGAGATTGTGTTGCTCCCCAGTGTGAACAGCTCTCCCGCACTGTTGACGAAAACGTTGTCCTTGAACAGTGCTGTGCTCTTGCCTGTGAATTTCTCCACAACCTGTGAGGTGAGATTACTGGTCAGGTCCTTGAGAGGAGAATTGAAATCTAACCCCTTGAACTTCTCTGAAATGCTGTCCTTGATGTCAAACGGCAGATTTATCTTTTCCGAGATGCCGTAGATATCATTGTATTTGGTTCCGAACTCGGTCAGCAGTTCCTTGGCCTTGGCGGCGTTGGTGCTGTCACCTATCTTCTGTTTGACCCATTGCACTGCATCTTCCTGGTACTGGGCGTCACGGATCGCACTGTTCTCAGACAATCTGTTCCTCATGTTCACGTACTCCGGAGTGCCTGGTGTGTTGGCCAACCTGCTCCATTGTTTCTTGTCATCGGCGTCCACGGGTATGATCCCGTCACTGGCTATCACGTTGGCCCTGAACATGGGCTCGTGTGTTACGAATCTATGCACCGTGGTCTTGGTCTTCCTGGTGAATGCTTTCAGAGGTCTCTGAGCCTTGCCTGCCAACTCCACGTCGCCCTCGTCACGCAGTTGCATACCGACCTTGTCCTTGGTCAACCATGTTGGCCCCCATTTATCTATACCACCACCGCCGCCGGATCCTGGTCTGCCCATGGGCATATTGAAGTGCACCTGAGAGCCCTGTAGGTGAAACTGTCCCGAAGCACCGTGTAACTGCTGTCCCGGAGTGAATGATGAGATAGACGATTTAGCATATGCCTGTATACCACCTGCGGGCGAACTCTGTAAGATACCTTTTTCTCCAACTGTCAGTATCGCATCAGCACTCTGTATCATCTCCTTGGCCGAACTCATCCTGATCTGACCGTTGGCGTGCATGTTGATGTTGGAGTCCGAGTGCAGGTTGAAGTCGCCCTCTGTCCTTAAGTTTATTCCTCCCACTCCTGAATACACATCGATCCTGCCGTTCTTCTGCATCTCTATGTAGGCGTTACCTGAACCGTTGGCTATGTATACCACACCTTCCGTGTCGTGCATTAATAGTTGGTGTCCTGATGCCGTCCTCAATCTCGTAAGTTGGTTAGTTCCATCCTCCGCACCGTCATCCATGACGAAAGTGTGTCCGGTCTTCCTCGTGACATAGTCCTTTGCACCTGAATCTTTTGTGCCCACTTTCACTGGTGTGGTCGAGGTGTCTTTCCTGCCCGGTGTGCTGATACCAAATACATGACTCGGCGTCTCCCTACGTGCTGAACTGGAGGTGTTACCCCTGATGTCATCCGCACTCAACCCTTGCTTGAGTAAAGTTTCAGCGAATGGGTGTATGGGTCTTTTGGCATTGGTAAGTTGCTGTGGTGTCGCCCCCGTGTTGGTCCTGTTGACTTCTCCCGATGGTACGTTAGTGGTACCGTATTTTGATTTTTTATCGTCTTGGAATCCTGCGTCCGCTCCCTCGAAAGTGCCATCTAGGGCGTCGTGTGTTGATGTGCTTGACGCTATTCCCGGCGTCATCTGATTGGTCATAGGGTCCGGCACACAACCTATCCAGAATGCCTGGTCCATCTTGCCTTCCGCAAATATGACCAACACCCTGGTGCCTATGTCGGGTGGTACCGCCCAGAAGCCATAACTGTGTTGGCTGTCCTTGTAGTCAGTTGATCCTGGAATGCTGTGTCTGACATCCTTGGCGCCATAGAAAGGTGAGAGGTATTCACACGTGACCAAGTTGCCGCTGATCGGGTCATTTGTCTTGCTGAGGCTGGGTATGTTGACCTGCAGTCTGCCCATCCTCAACGGGTCAATGTTGTTCATGACCACACCTATGTATGGGCCGGGGCTCTCACCCGACCAAGCGGTGTCATTGCCCGGTGCCTTGGATGTCGATGCGTGTCCCTTTAAATAATCTTTACCTGCCATTATGATGATCCTAGTTGTCCACTAATTATGTCCTGTCTCGCCATTTGGTTCGGATTGTTGACTCCTGTTACCACACCGTTTTTCTTGGTGATTTTTTGATTGCTCGTGCTGGTAACTTTGCCGTCCTGGTTGTTGAAACGGACCATCGTTAAATTCTGTGTGAACTGGCCATCAGTGAAACTGTGTCGTACCTGCGTGACCCTGTAGAGGCCAGAGAACACCGCCTGCTGTGCCGATGACATCTCGTACACACCCTTCTTGTCATCGAAATCCTGTGGCACCTTGAACGTGAGATTGGTTATGGGCTCTGCCACGTCGTAGTTGAAACATTTAAGATTGGGATTCCATATGTTGTCCTTTACATCGCCCCTGAAGAAATCTATGTTGTTGTCCTGGGAACTGCCGTTGGAGTTCACGGGGGTCGCTGGTATGAACTGGCTCTGCCCCAACCAAGCGGGATCACCCAGTATGCTCATGTTCACCACCACCATGTCAGCCAGTGGATTCGTGATGGCATCGAAGAACTGGTCCACCCTGGCGTTGCCTTTGGCCAGCCTGTTGCTGTTGGAACTCTTGTACACGGACACCTCGCTCTTGAGTGGTAGGTACTGGTCACTTCTCCATTTTTCCCTGTTGCTCGGCGTGCCTGTCTGCTCGGTCTGTTCTTTGTTGCTTTGTGAGAATGTTCTATCGTCGTTGGCTTCCACATCTTTCAATCTAGATTGGTAGTAGGCCACCTTGTAGTTGATGTCTAGACTCTGTATGTCCAGGTTATCTCCCGTGAAGATGTAGTTGTATGCTTTGGCCACGTATCCTTGATAGTTCTTGTCTTGGTGTATGCCAGCGGTGGCCAGGTTGTAGGCACTGATGTAGAACGGTTCGACCACTATCCTTATGATCTTGGCGTTGGTCTGCCGTATCTCGTCGAAATTGGTCGTGGGCTCGATCGATGTACGTATCCTGAAATACTTGAAGTAAGTGGACAAGGCACTGTTTGGGTCGAACGCTCCAGTATTACCGGGTGTGGAAACTGCCTTGCTCCACTCATCAAAACTCTTGGCGCCATAGTCCGGGTGGGTCTTCATCAAGTTCTCCAGTAGCATCAATAGGTTAACGGAAGAATTGAACTTGATGTATTCCATCGTGAACGCTTCGCTACCGGGCTCTACTACATTATTTTTCTGTGTCATTCCCGCCTGGCCCAACAGTTCATACGAAAGTTGTGCTTCAGGATTGAGATCCTGGCTGATAGAGATATCATACCTGTCCGGGTACTGGTTGTATCCGTTGACCTGCTCATCCTGGTTCTGCTCATCCAAGATGTCTTGTAAATTTTTCACAGCATCCTTGAATGTTCTGTTGGTTGACGCCAATGTTCCACTGGTCCTCGGATACATGAATTGGTTAGTCAAGGCGAATTCGTTGTAGGGTATGGCTTTTATGCTGTAGTAGGATCCACCCTGGTTCACATCTATGTCCATGGTGATCAATTTTATAGGGATCACCCTCTTTGTGAAGTCCGTGTTCTCTTTTATTTCCCGACCGTTCTCGTCGAAGCCTTTGAACTCTATGGTCAGCATGTAGGGTGCGTCCAGGTGGTCCAAGAAGCCATTGTTGGCCGCGGCCGCCTTCACTTTCTCCAACAGTGTGATCCCCGACGGTTCAACCAACTCCATCATAATATTAGTGACACTGGTCAGGCGCCTCTTGTCATTCAGTCCCGGTATTGAGGTCATCTCGACGTTCTTGAAGTATAGGTCGTTGTTCTTCATGAACTCTGTCGAGGCTCTTCCCAACGCATCTCGCAATGCTGTACTCTTTATAATTGTGGCTTTGGTCTCATCAGTGAATTGATTGTCTTGCTCGAAGGCTGGCTTTTCGTTCCTGTTGGCGGAGGCTCCTATGCCACCACTCCTTGCTATGATGTCGTGCGGTGCACTGGTAAAGAACAGTTTGGGGTTACGTATCTCCCTTGTGCTCAACGCAGACAGCGTGAATATGGTGTTGTAAGATGCGAACTTGTGCAAAACGTTGGGAGATGTTTCAAGTGGAAGTTTTTTGATGCTCTCCTTCCTGGCATAAGCCGCTTCCGTATATTGATCAATTGCCATGGATTATATCCCCAGGTCTTTGAGCAGGTTCTCTTTCTTTGGCAGTTGAACCGTGACTCCTGGTCGGAAGTCGTAGATGGGATCTTCTATCTGGTCTGGATTACGCTGTGCGAACACCCACCAAAGCCTCGGTGAGCCGTACAGGTCATAGGCCAACAGGTCTGGCCTGTATGCGTATGTCCTCTCTATGGTGTAACTCTGATCATCCTGTTCCGCTGTCAGCGTCCGTGGATTTAAAATATCTAGGTAATCCGCGATCTCACTTGTCTCGAAATATGGTGATGTGTTTGAGTACTTGGCCATTAGATGAATCCTACCTCGTTGCCCTTACCGTTGAGTTCACCGTTCACGAATTTCTTCATCGAGAAGTTCTTGATTGAATCCCTGCTGTAGATCGGTGTCACCAGCACTGATATGTTCGACAGGGTAGGTGCCCAGGTCTGTGATTCACCCGTCTGTACCAACTGAGTCACATTGCCAGGGGTTACTGAATTTGTGTCATTTTGTTTAGTAGAGATGTAATCTATGCCTGGTCTCAACTCAACGTTGAATGTGTTTATCACCACTGGTACCCTGTTGAACATGTGATCACCATAACCATAAAGATGCATGATCGGTGGTGGATTGCCCTTGAGTCCATTCAAGCCGTCTTCCTTACCAAAGAACATCTTGGTCGCTGTCCTTAGGAAATTTATTGTTGCCACCCAGTGTTTGGCGTCATCTGAATTCTGCACGGGGAATTCTCCAATGATGTTCATGGAGTCCACCTGTGAGTTCTGGTATGCCTGGTGTGGGTAATTGCTGTGTACTTGATCCATGGCGTTGTAGTTGGCGGAATGCTGTATCACAACCGCCGGTGTCAGGGGCCAGAATATTCCGTTCGAAGCTTGTAAAGGTTGCAGTATAGGATTGTTGGCGAGATCAAAGAACTGTGTCAGTGGCCCTTCCGGCACCTGCAATCTCACACGCCAGTCGGTCTTGTCCGAACGTCCGGACCACTTGGCCCTAGCGTTCACTATCCTGCTGTCCGTGGAAATACCAGCACCCGTCAGCCTGCCCAGGGTACGGTTGAATATGCCCGATCCCACGTTCTTGACTATCTTTCCAATTTCTCCAAATGCCATCTTAACGGTTGCTTTCCTTTGTTAAATTCAGTATACTTAAACTATATTTATAGGCATTATTTTAGGCACACTTAATTCGCCGTACGGCACTAATCAACACAATATAAAGAGAACAAATTATGAAGAGAGTAAAGTACCTAAACAACAGAGATCTGCTGGCACAGATACACGCCAGCAAGAACACCTACTGCTCATACGTCACACCCGAGGACGCAAGATTTGACCTCATAGTGCCCAACCTCAAGAAGGTCAACGCCAGTGCGGTGGCACAGGCACGTAAGGCCAAGGCCAAGAGGCTGACACAGGAGGCATGGGAGGCGGCCAAGGATGCAGGTCTGAAGAAGATCAAACTGGCGGACTACACGGTGAGTCCCAGGAAGATAGACAAGACGGACCTGGTGTTCAGGGTAATGACGTTTGATCATGTGCCCATGGACGACGAGAGGAAGCGGAATCCCAAGACCACGGCGGACCATCACTCAAAGGTCAACTTCCCACCTTTCCAGCACTACAGGTTCGATGACAAAGACAAACTGGTGTGCGTGGGCAAGTCACACTGGGTCGGAGGAATGAGCAACGGACACTGGTCAACAGATCACGGCAAGATGACCAACACGCTGGCACTGATGTACATGAAGTTGTGTGAGAGATATGGCACCAGGGCAAACTGGCGGGGCTACACCTACAATGACGAGATGCAGTCGCAGGCATTGATGCAACTGTCACAGATAGGTCTACAGTTCGACGAATCAAAATCAGACAACCCATTCGCGTACTACACCGCGGCCATAACAAACAGTTTCACAAGGATCCTGAACATCGAGAAGAAGAACCAGTCCATCAGGGACGACCTGTTGGAGTACAACGGCATGATGCCCAGTTTCACAAGACAGAACGAGAACACAACCGCAGGTCCTTCGTACAAGAAGATGATGGAGACTGCACACGGTGACGTGCATGAGGTCAACAAGACCGGACTGGCGAAACTGAACAAGAAATTCAAGAAGAAGGGAGAGAAGCTAGACCTCAAGGATGATTTCGAGGGGGTCAAGTTCAAGAACAAGATAGACATGACCAATCACAAACCAACCGTCAAGAAGAAGTGGTAACCCATGGCATTCTTTAAGAAAGTCGCCTGTTTC